GTTGCCCAGCCCTAAATCTGATAAATATTTAGTTATTTCGGTTGATAAGAAGGAGTTAGTAGATAACCATCGGTTCTCAGGTTTTTTATATCTTTCATGTGTGGCCAGTTTTCCCAAACCTTCAAGTCAGCCCAAGTGATATATCCATCATCTAATCTATAAGTCAGTCTACCGAATTCAGTCTGTATTGTCTCTGCTCGTCTTTCTTGATAATCCTTTTTGTAATAGCTAATCATTTTTAATCTCCTTTATCATTTCTTATACTTTAGTTTAACATTAAATACTGTACTTGTCAATAGGTTTTAAGTAACTTTTTAGTAACATTTTTAAGGATATTTAATGGCAATAAGTAGAGGGCTTTTAAAAGATACACTAACCCTACAAAGGGTTTCATTAGCAGACGATGGAACTGGAGGTAGGATAGCTACCTGGAGTGATGTTGGTTCATTCAAGGGTAGAATCTCACCTATCAGAGCAGAGGAAATGCGAGCTTCTGATAAATTAACTATGGAAACTACCCACAGGATATACTGCGATCCTATGACAGTAAACGCAGATGATAGAATACGATGGGGGACATACTACTTTGAGATAATAAGAATCATTAATCCTTCAGAATGGTATCGACACCTTGAGATAGATGTAAAAGAAATACACCAACCGTAAAATAGAAAATTAATTACCTAATAAGGAGGTACAAAGAATGGCCGCAGGATCCTGGGTGCTCGTTGCGAGTGCTCGAAAGAATTTATTAACAGGTCCACTAGATATAGACACAAACACATGGCAGATGCATTTACTGGCTTCTACTGCTGTAATGGCAGCTTCAACCAATGATGCATTCAGTACGGTATCGGCTGATGAGGTATCAACTTCTTCAACCGGATATGCCACAGCTTCACTTACTTTGAGTATAGCGGGTGGTTCTAAGGTAACAGTAGACATAGGAACAGACCCAGTATGGACGGCTACTACTGATGGTTTTGTGGCGAGGTACGCGGTAATTGCAGAGGCTTCGGGAACGATGCTTTGCTTTGCCCCACTAGAGTCTGACAGTTCGGATGTTAGTATTACTACGGGAAACACGCTCACAGTGGCGGCTGCGGCAACCGGAGTTTTTACCTTGTCGTAGAGGTGAGCTATGCCTAATATTAAAGGTATCTCACTTGAGGATGGGGTAACTATCTTTAATGCTACTGATATACCATACCAGTATTCAGAAGCTGATATAGTAGATTATCTCAGTTCTAACAGTATAGAGAAAACGGAGGGGCAGGTAGCAAACTGGCTCAATGCCAATGTGTTTGATAATACGAATGATCAATGTGCTATTAAGATACTATCTGTTTCTCCGTTAAAGGTAGCCTGTATAGTAGCAATCAAGAACTATTCAGAATGGGATGAAGATTTACAGGAATGGGTTACTAAGCAATACGAGATACCTGATGGATGGTGGTTATGAGTTGCTGGATGACTACATTTGAATACACGAGGGAAACATTTGCTGGGTTCTACCGAATGTTTAAGTGCGAACAGTGTAATGCTTGTGAGGAAGAAATAGGTATGATACTACTTTATCCGCAGGACATAGAAAAACTATCAAGAAATCTAGATATGCCACAAGAGGATTTTCTTAAGTATTTTACCTATGAAGAAAATGGCAAGACCTATCTACCAGCACCCTGCCCTTTCTATGATGGTGATGGATGCCTGATTCATGATTTTAGTCCTCAACAGTGTATTCAGTTTCCTTTCAATCAACCTGTTCCATGTGGTGATAAGATGATGCTCACCATCAATACTGGGTGTCCTGCCGGTAAGAAACTGGCTGAGAAGTTTGCTATCAATCCTGAGAAGGTATTGGTGTAATGGCTATTACTTTTATATCTGGGATTGAATTAGGAACACTTGGGGAGTTTAGTTCTACTTCTGGTTCGGTATCGGCTTCTACTGCACAACATAATACTGGAGCTTATTCATTAAGAGTTAATCCATCTGCTGATAATGCCTACGTAGCCGTGGCTGCTTCCCAAAGAAGGATATCATTGTATCTTTATATTGTTGATGCTCCAGATAATGACTGTTATGTTATATATAATGGTTGGAGTTTAGTTCTAACAACAGATAGATATGTTGATTTGTATGAGGGTGCTACAAAAAGAGTAGATGGAACTACACAGTTAAATACTGGTACATGGTATAGATTATCTATAACAGTTAATTCATCGGACGGTTGGTGTTATTATTGGATAGATGGAAATCCTGAAGGGAATTATGATGGGACTACTACCAATATTGGGCAATTTATTGGTGCTTATACATTAGGTTCCGCCCCAACAACAGATATGTACCGAGATGATAGTATTACAGATGATACTGCATCCTCAGCAGATGACTGAGGTGCTATCAGAGTAGCCAGAGCCGCCTTACCTGATACAGATAAAACTATCCAGTATGATATATTTAATCCAGCAGACCCCGGAGCTGGAAGTCGCTATACTCTGATTGATGATGCACCTGGCTCTCTCTCTACTACTGATAATATAGGTTATGCAGATAAGAGTGCAGTTTACATTGAGTTCTATTATGAAAGTGCTGCAACTATCGGACTTGGCGGAACTGATGTTATAGATGCTGTTAAGCTTTGTGACCATTACTACATGGCTAAGAACGGTGATGTAGTTCCTACAATGTCATTGTATGATGCTAGTGCGAACGTAGATTCTAAATCAATGACTGACCTTAATGGCGTATGGGCATGGGAATTCCTGTTAGATACTGATGCCCCTGATGAAGGTGGCTGGACACAAACAGTTTATGATGGATTATATAGTAGGCATACTCATGGGAACACCTCGGCTGTAGATGAGAATGTAGCTAACCTTTTGCTGATGGTTGCATATCATGAAGTTGCTGGTGGAACAACAGCCACACCTACCACACTAGCAGCAGTTATAGCAGAGAACGTCTCGAACCTTTTAAGAACACAGAATACTTCAAGTTTGGCTACGGTGATAGCGCATCAAACACCGCTTTATGATAGAGGACATATCCCGCCCGTTAAACCCTTAGTCGGTGCGTTCAGTGCTTCAACCTTACAGAGAACTAATAACACCCAGTTAGCGGAATTGGTACTTGATACATTTGCACCCGTGATTTCTGGTGTACCTACATTAAGAACACCTGATACTATAGCTTTGGTTATGGCTTTACTGGCTGGTAATTTATCACGCCAACAAACCGCACAATTATCAAATCTTGTAATTAATTCGCAAACACCTTCTTATAATAGAGAGCAAGTTACTCAGTTATTAGAGTTAGTTACTGCTGGTCAAGCTGGAAATATCAATAGAGTTAATAACACGCGATTAAAAGAATTAGCCATAGCTTTACAGTCTGCTGTAGTTAAGGGATTGATATTTACTCAAACACCAAGCACATTAGAACTTATATTGAATCTATTAACTGCAACTTTGAGTAAGCAACAACTCACAAATTTAGCAAGTTTATCTATTAGTAGTACTACTCCTGTACAAAATAGAGGTTATATACCGCCAGCATTGGCATTAGTAATAGCGAGTGCGGCTGGTAATCTAAATCGGATTAGCAACAAGGAATTACTAGAATTAGTACTAGACTTACAAACACCGAATATTCTGGGCGTTCCTTTCATAGCACGCCCAGACACCTTAGCACTTATCCTTTCGCTCTTAACACCAACGACTAACTATGATAGAACCAGAACTCCAGATACAATTTCCTTAGCTTTAGAATTATTTATATCGAACCTATATAGGGTGCAAAATACCCAAACAGGTGAGTTGGTTTTAAGTTTTAACACACCTACAACACAGAGAGTACATAATACAACTACGGGTGAACTGGTAATAACAAACCAAACCAGCAATCTACTGAGAAGCCAGGTAGCACAACTTAAAGAATTGGTTGTATCAAGCCAATCATCCAATCTATACCGTACACAGAATACTCAACTTAGAGAACTGGTTATATCAACTAACACATCAAACCTGAGCAGAACACAAAATGCGCAACTATTAGAACTCACTATAAACGGATATCAATCTAATCTAAGCAGAGTACAAAACACTCAAGTACGAGAACTGGTATTCTCATTCTCTAATTTTACTTTAGAGAGAATCTTAAATACCCAAACCATCAGCCTGAGAACCATACTTAATGAATCTTATCTTGCCAGAGAACAGATAGCACAACTCTTAGAACTAGGAATTGGATTAGATACACCGATCCTTCAGCGCAGTTATCTATACACACTCAATGGTATACCACTTGCGATTTATCTCGATACACCTACGGTATCTGCTACCGGAATCGCCATACCAACTCTGGTAACTATCGGGCAAGCAAACGGATTGTGGATTAACCTTTACGTACCGGAATTGTTCTCAGGAAACTTCCCAATCACGGCTTCAGCAGGGCGATACGCTCTAATGCCAAGTGTATCGGATGAGGGTGTTTTAGCAGCCACAGATAGATATGGTGCTATACCAAGTGTTTCAAATGAAGGATTAATAACAGGTACAGGGAGATATAAAATATGATAACACGTTCAGCTTAATACCGTAAGTGTGCCTGTTTATCAATTATTAGCCGATCCAAGTGCAACACCACCTTATGTTACATACGGGCTTTTAACAGAAACGCCAGTGGGCGATTTTGATGATTTTGAGGCTGTAGAGGATTTAACATTCTGGGTGAACTGTTTTGCTAGTACATCAGCCAAGAGCGCTTATACCCTAGCCGATGCGGTAATGACGGTTCTAGATGGTGCTACCGTGAACGCTACTGGTTACACCGGCATGAAGTGTGTAAGAGAATTTATTGGTTCGGCAGTAATAGATGAAATAACTAAAATAATTCAGATCCCAACAAGGTATCGCTTGTGGATGGATAAAACGTAAATCCTCAGAGATTTTATAACAGCGTGTAAGTTTCATCATATTTAACATAACATAACGCAGGATTTTGATTTAGTGCGTTCTGGTGATGGCTTAACATAAATATCACGAACTTTATTTCAAGGAGGTTTTAAGATATGGCAAAACAAGCAGGAACTATCGGGTTTGTTGGTTACGGTGATTCCACATCAGTTGTGTTGGGTATCAATACATGGTCTTTGGATTATACAGTGGCTATGTTAGATACCACAGATTTCAGTGCTTCGGGTGTACGTTCAGTGATACCAGGAGTCAGTCAATGGGAGGGCTCATTTGGTGGCTACAAGGATGGTGCGCCTTTAACTCTCGGTACAGCAAATTCAGTATCGGTATTCTTAGGTGAAACAGCAGGTATTTACTGGTCTGGTGTGGCATACATCAATGGAATTCATGTAACTGATAACTATGATGGGATAGTTAGTTATACATATGATTTTACAGGAACAGGAGCGCTCACTCCGGCGAGTGCATAAGGAGGTAAACGATGACTAAATTTAGCGGTGTTAAGGGATATGTTGGTGCTTCTACGGCAATAGTAGGTATCAATACGTGGTCACTGGACTACACAGCGGCGATGCTAGATACTACAGATTTCTCGGCTAGTGGGGTACGATCTGTTATTCCTGGCGTAAGCCAATGGGAAGGTTCTTTTGGTGGATATAAAGATGGCGCACCTAAGGCACTAGCTTCTACTGGTGCTACAGTTGATTTATGGTTAGTTGAATCATTATCTGCAGCTGCTGCTAGCTCAGAAACTAAGGTTTGGAAAGGTACAGCTTATATAAACGGTATCCATCCAACGGTGAACTTTGATGGAATCGTGAGCTACGTATACGATTATACTGGAGATGGGGCTTTGACCGTGCCCACGAGCTAAATAATAGGAGGTTAAAAAAATGAAACCGATGACAGGCGAACTAGGTGTACTCTATCAGGATAATGAACAGGTAGGCTGGATTAAGTACTGGACTGCTATCTATAACCGTGATACACACGAAACGATAATTAGAGCTTCACAGTACAAGTTTTTACAGGATGTAGATAAGGGTGAATTTGATATTGAGTTCTATGTTAAGGCGAACGATGAGCTTGAATCAGTACATAAGGCGAAAGCTACTATCAGCCTACCTGCCAGAATACCTGGCAAAGTTTATAATCGTGTTATAGAATTGAATCTCGGAGCCTTCGAGTGGGAGCCGATGCTTGTTAGGTCTAAGTGAAGAACAAATAACCGAGATGGTAGTTTATATAGCACGTAAAACACACTGGCAACTTAATGAGATAAGATCGTTAATGCCAAATCAACTTGTGGAAATCTACAATGAGGCAAGGTTTCAGGATGAAGTTGAACGATGGGAACGTAACACAAATCTGGCTGCTTTATTAGCTGCTATTCACAACTGTATACCAGGTAGGCGTCAAACATTCACAGTAAAGGATTTCTATGATTACCACATACCTACACGCGATGGCTATGGCAGAGAAGAGATGGATGAGATAGATACACTAGCACAAAAACACGGGATTACGATATAGGAGAATAAAAAAATGAGTATCCTTACAACGGAACAAGGGAAAACCATCACACTGGCAGATGGTAACGAATATGAATTACCTGTTTTAAATCTGAACACGCTGGCTAACTTGGAGAAATCACTGGGTTATGGATTAAATAAGTTGACAGATAAGGTTGACGAGATGCCAGCTACTACTTTAAGAGATGTGATATTTGCATTACTCAGGGAAAAAGATTCTAAAATAAAGATCGAACAAGTTGGAGAACTGATTACGTTAGAAGTTATGGGTGGCGTATCAGATGTGCTGAGTCAATTATTCGCAGCTTCCAACCTGTAAGGAAGGAGCGGCTATGCCAAATGGTAAGTACATATTAGATGAGTATGAATTTGAAAAAACGATTAAGAGCCTATCAGATAGAGATTTACTAGAAACTGTAGCGAGGCAAAATTATGATACAGCTATAAAATGCCTTGAATACGAAAGAAGGATAGGAAACCTGGAGAGTGGTGCTAAGAAAGTATCAAGTGTATTTGGTGGCATAGCGGGAGTGATAGCGGCGATAGTGGCAAGTATAATAAACTACTTTGTAACTAAGGGGTAAGATGGCCGAAACTTTAGTAGAACTCGTTGCCCGGATTAAAACTGATGCCTCACAATTAGAGGCCGGTTTAAAGAAGGCCGAGGGCGGTGTTAAGAAAACTGGGGCTAATATGACCCAGATAATGACACAGGCTGGCAAGGCTATGACTGTGGCTATCACTGCGCCATTAATAGCTTTGGCTGGTACTTCCTTGAAAACAGCCACTGATTTTACAAGGTCAATGGCTAAGGTTCAAGCTGTTACCGGAGCAACTTCCGAAGAGTTTAAAGACCTTAACGATTTAGCCAAAGAGTTGGGAAGAACTACGCAGTTTACTGCTTCAGAAGTAGCCAGTGCTATGAGCTTTATGGGTATGGCTGGTATGGATACCAATACTATAATGCAAGCCTTACCCGATACTTTAAATTTAGCTGCTGCCGGTGCTTTGGATATGGGCACCGCTGCTGATATTATTACTAATATCATGGCAGGCTTCGGGCAAACTACCGACCAAGTTGGGCATTCAGTTGATGTATTAGCCAAGACATTCACAAGTTCAAATACTGACCTTGTAATGTTAGGCGAAGCGATGAAATATGCCGCGCCAGTTGCTAAGGGTTTTGGTTTAACCTTTGAAGAAACATCTGCTATGATAGGTTTATTCGGTAATGCTGGTATTCAAGCGTCAATGGCTGGTACTACATTAAGACAGGGTTTAGTTCAACTTGACGCTAAGGCTAAAGAGTTTGGTATATCCATCTATGATTCCTCTGGTAAGATGATACCATTCGTTGATATCCTTAAGCAACTTGAATCGCAAGGGTTAAGTGCCAGTGACATGATGGAGTTATTTGGTATCAGGGCAGGTCCTGGTATGTTAGCTTTGTTATCACAAGGTACAGGTGCTTTAAGTGGTTTTATTACCGAACTACAAAACTCTGGTGGTACTGCCGAGAATATAGCCAAAGTTCAGATGGAAGGATTACATGGCTCTATCACCAGATTAAAGAGTGCTTTTGAGGGATTACAACTAACCATAGCAGACCAGTTAATGCCTGTAGTTGAACCTCTAATTGCTACAATAACTGAGATGTTTAGACAGGTTAGCGCATTGCCTGGATCGATTAAAACAGTGGTAACTATAATGGCTTCACTAGCTGCTGCAACGGGGCCACTTTTAATTATTATTCCAAAGTTGATTGCTTTAAAAATAGCCTGGGCTTCAAGTGTATTACCAGCTTTAACAAGTGCTTTGGGTGCTACTACCGTTGCGATTTTGGGGATGACTTTAGCGATAACCGGCATCGTAGCAGGATTGGCTATGATGGCTTTTGGTATCTATAATTTAATTCAAAGAGGTAATGAGGAGGCTGAGGCTGCACGACTTGGGGCTGAAGCTGAAAACGAACGGCAGAAAGCGCTGGCTGGTGAAACCAATGAACTTTACAATGCTATAAAAGCCATTCAAGAAAAGGGTTATGCATTAAATGCAGAACAGCAAGCCTATGTAGATAACATTGATAGTGCTGTGGCATATGGAGAAATTAACGAAGAATTAATAGACCTTAAAGATAAGTATGTTATTGGTATGAAGGCTGCTACCGATGCTGATGAGGCTTGGGGGTTCACTGCTAAGGCTGCCAATGAAGTTGTTTTAGACGGACAAAACAAGATAAATAATGCTCTTGATGAAGAGATTAAAAAACGAAACTGGCTTAAAGGTAACATGGCAGCTATTGTAAACCTTCTTAATCAGGCTAATGCTGGAGAAATAGATTGGGCAGATGTGGCTGATGCCTTATCGGGCAATCAAACAGGTGTAACACCAACAAGTGAATATTATCCTGAAACTGCTATGGGTGGTATAGTTAAAAGTCCACAAGTAAGAATGGTTGGTGAAGCTGGACCAGAGGCTATCATACCTTTGGATAAACTCCCGCAAGGTGGCACAACAGTAAATATCAATATGCCTAATGCACCTATATTCATGCAGAACGAGGCACAGATGAATTCTTTTATTCAAAGGATAGTAGAAGAGATTAACCGTTATCAGAGATTGAACTATGGTGGAGTAGTTAATTAATGGGTTGGCTTACAGGTTGGGATAATAGAAGAAAGATATACATTAATGGTTCTACTGATGGAGCTAAAACCAATTATCCTGTTCCATTTACAGTAGAAACTGGTGGTGAATATTTCAACA